GAATTGCGACGCTGAGCAAAGCCAGTGGAAACTACTGTGCTTGTAATTGGGTTAACGAGGATGAGGTTGCCGCTTCCATCAAAACCAGTGGAGCGAAGAGGCTGCTGATCAATGCCGAATGCGAACCCGCGATAGCCTTGGAATTGATAGGCAGCAATGCTGTCTTCACCCAACTTGAACGAACCAGCGGTCAAATAGAGCAAGTCCTCTTTTACGTCTGCATCGTTGCGAATTGCTTCGATGGCGTCGGCGGAGAGCATTACTTGGAAGAATTCGCCGTCCTTGGAGGCAAAAGGTTCTGCAAGCATCTCTTCGCGGAGGAACGTGCCAATCCGATACAGCGTCTTGAAGTTGAGCGGAGAGTCGCAAGTGTTGTTGGCAAACTTAGTGCCAAGCGCCTGCATATCGCCCGTCAGGTTTTCAGTAAACGTATGCAGCGAAGAGCAAACGTATTTCACGCCGGACTGGATCAGGTACTGATACCGAATGTCGGCGTTGATAATCTGGAGAATCGTCTTCTCAAGACTCACCTGAGCCTGCAAGTACGAGCCTTTGAACGCCGTTCGGGCCTGCTTAACGCAGACGCGAGGGCCAGCGCCGCGAAGCGTCTGAAGCTGGAAGCTATACTCAGTGGAGCCAACGAGGTCAGCGGTAGCGCCAGCGCCGCAAAGGCCAGTGTCGTTCTGGAACAACGGCGCAGCAAGTGCGCCGTAGCCGGAAACGCCAGCATTGGAAGGCACAGCCATTTCCTCGACAACGCTGCGAACAACGTCGGAGACATTGGGCAATGTGCCACCGTCAATAGAGTTGATGTAGGGGCTCTTGCGAGCAAGCACCTTGGCAATCTGACCAATGATGCGGTTCACGTCCTTGGACGCAAAGTCCTGAATAGCAGACAACGGGATACAAATAGCAGACATAGTAATTGCGGGAGTTGCCTTGGAGTCCTCATTCCCACAAGGGAGCGACAACGTCCAAGGATGCACGATCCTCGCGTGCGAGGATGGTGCGAATTCTTGTTGTGGTCGCTCCCGGCACGCTGGAGCTTTATTGCGGCCTGTATTCGGATTTTGCGACTTCCGATAAAGTCACCGCCATACGGAGGCGGCACGCCGAGTTATGCTGCTACTAATGCATCAAGGATGATTGGTCAAACCTATTTCTGCAAAAGAAGTTCCCTCATAACATCAGGCTTCCTCTTTTCACCAAAAGGCTTTGCATGAACCAACCCAAGCTGCTCACCTTCTAGAGTGTCAGTAAGCTCAAGGATAGACGCATCGTCCAACACGTAATTGCCTTTTAGCAGTGGACTCTGAATGAATTTCTTGATGGCGTTTGCGGCGTGATCTTTTGTTGCGTAGATCACATATGCTGGCCCAGAATTAGTGGCGATGGTTGTGCGCTGCTCAATTACTTCAGCATTGGCAGGCGTGAATCCAGTGTTCACAACGTCGTAGTCTGCCATCCATCCTCCTCCGCAAGCGTGCAATGCGCACCAGCGCGAAAACCTAGCTTTAATCCAAGCCATCCTTGAGGCAACGTCAGGGTGGCAAGCGGTTAATGACTCAGCAATTGCACGGTGCAATTTCTGAAACAATCCACTGCTCTGCGCGTGCGAACTGTTCATCATGCACGTTGTCCATCCCATATTCTCCCAGCTTTGCTTCCACAGGTTCGCGCAAGCAAACTCTTCCGTTTGAGATGCCTGAACGAAGCTCTCGTAGTATGCGTTTATCTTCTTCATCAATATGTTTTGTAACCGACGTGAAACGTAGGAATTGAAAGGTCAACGTGAGGTTGGTGACCTGCTTTTTTGGCGCGTTTGCAGAACGCAATGTCTTCTCCAACGCCGTGACCCATCGAGCGGAAGTAATCAAAACCATCCCCCGGGTTCTCTGGCCCAAGCTCTGGATACACGTCGCGAATGTCGTTGAACACTGACCTGTGAATGAGAATGCACCCGGTGCCAACCCAATCAACTGGCACTACGCGATCAGCGTAAGCCCTAGCATCTCGCACCAGCGACTGGTCTGAGCAAATCAAAGGAGCGTCTTCCCTGCGCCCGAAATAAGCGCACCCAACTATGGTCTTACCTGCTCCAATTAACTTGTGAATAACGTGCCTAGACAAAGCAGTATCGTGGATGTTCTTTGCCGCCGGAACCCAGTTCTTCATCCAGTTTGGGCGACCAATGCTTGGAATCATATCGTCATCAATCATCAGCAACCACTTTGCGTCAGTTGCCAAGAAAGCCTCCACGATTTTGTTTCGCGAGCTGGCAATCACTGAGTCGCCTATGACCATATCGAACCTGATCTTGTCGCGACCGAAGTCTAGAGCCATTGCGACGTTTACAGCCGCCGTGACTGGGTTTGTGGTCTTATACCAAGGCCAGCCCACAAAAACGTCTCTGCCGCCAAATTCGCAGCGGTACGACGGCATCCCTTCTGCTGATCTAGATTCCACAATTGGATTTTCTCCGACGGGCAACTTTACTGCTGGCCTTTCTTTGATTTCCACTGGCTTTGCTTCAGTCATTGCCTTCTTAACTGGCTCAGGTATTGGCACGTTCTCAACCTCGATTTTCTTTTCAACCACAACTGGCTTGTCTTGCTTCTTGTCCACTTTGTCCACCCTCTTGCCCTTGCTAATTGTCGGACTCATTGGAGTGTTGAACGGGTTGGCTGAATCAAGAGCATTCATTGTTGACCGCTCCATTTTGGAATATTGTGTATCGCTCATTGCAGCGCCTCATCCAGACCGAAATCAATTGCGTCGGACGCATTCATCTTGATTCGCTCGCTTAGGTTATTTGATTTGATTGACGACGGCGTGTTCACGTTCTGCTTAGGAATTCGCGAAGATGATTTTAGCTTGGAGTTCTCGTCCGTTGCTCGCTTTAGTTCGGCCTGTAAGTCGGCCCTGATCTTCTGCTCAGTGCGTAGCTGCTCAGTCAGGACGTGAGAGAATACAGCGGCTGCCGCAATGCTGGCCCGCTCCTGTGCTGTCTTTGGCCACAAAGCCGAATTGAACTTAGTGTCCAGACCTCGCACAACCTCGTTGTGTTTCTTCGCCTGCTCGATCTGTTCAGCGGTGGCGTTAGTCGGAAGTTCTTTGTATCGAGCCCAAGGAATCTCCTTGGTGATTTCCTCAACGTGACTCCTGATGGACTTGGTCTCGTTCTCGTACCAGTTCTTTGACTGGTTTTCTCGCTCCAGCATTATCTGCTCAGCGTGTTCAGCGGCGTGCGAAATCTCAGCCTCCTGCTTTTCTTTCAGGTCACTGATATCCGTGAGCCCTCGTTTCAGGCGCTCAGCGTCAGTCAGCGGAAGCCTTTTCAAGGCATTGCTCTCCCACCAAGCGTCGGACACTTTGTCAGGCCCGCCAGCACTTTCAATTGAGTTGATTACTTCCTCAGACGCGCCGTGTTTTTTGAGAATCGAGTAAACTGACTGCTTTGCGGTTTCAATGTTAGACGTGTACTTCGACTTGAACTCTGGGTCGTTCTTAATATCGAAGATAGCGCGAAACTTTTTAAGCTCGTCGTAGTCCACCGGGGCTTGCGGCGGCCTGCTCTCAGCCTCAGCAAGTCGCTGACGCAATACCTCAGCCTCAGCGGCCTGTTGCTTGTATATGCTCGCCGTCTCTTGCAGCTTTCGCCAGTTGTTCTGGTTCTTTTCAGAAAGGTTTCGAGGGTGATCGATTGCCGCAATCTCAGGATCAATCTCAATTGCTGGCGCTGATGGAGTCTCAGGCTGAACCTCTGCAACTGACTCTGGCCGCGACTCTGGCCCTGACTCTGGCTTTGGATCAGGGGCAGGTTCTGATGCGGTTGCATTTGCTTCCGCTTGATCAAGCAAGCTGTCAATTGCATCCATCGTGCTTGTGCTGATGGAATCAGCGTCCAACCTCTCCGCGCCTCCATTAGCGTTTGCTACCGTAGACTCCGGCACTACGTTGTCATCTAATTCATGCATAATTACATTGATGCGAACGATGCCGACGATGCGTCATCAGTTCTATTTTCGTCTGATATTATTTCTTGCAGCTTCCTTATTAGGAACTCTGCTCCTTCTTTGTATTTTGCCTCCAGAGCAACCTGTTCAATCGTTGTCCCTGTAGTTACAGGAACCAGCGACTGCAAGTATGCGCGGAGCTTTCCCCCGGTTTTCGAGTCGTATTCCCGAAACCGTGCTGAGTCTGATTCTTCCCATTTCATATCTATCCAGCAGTTGGCGGCTTAGGCGGATTGGCTATCGATCCAATGACTGAGTTCTGGCTCTGGTGCTGTTGCGCGTACTGCTCAGCCATCATCTTCTGCTTTGCAACTGACGTGCCGGGAATGCCTCCGCCTCCAGAAGGAGCCGCCGCCGGAGATACATCAGGTGGAGGAGGAGTGTTGTGTCCGGCGGTAAGGTGGGCAGCAGCTTCCTTGTAAGCCTGCTTGTACTTGGACACAGCTTCTTTGTCGCCGCCCTTTGCTTCAGCAGCCGCAATGTGTTCTACGAAATGCTTCATCGCTGACGCAAGTGGCCTCGCTCCTTCAGGCGGAAGCCCGCCAGCAGGCACATTCATAATGACTGGCATCAGCTTAATCATCATTGTGTCGAGGTGGACAATGTCGTTGTCTCGCGGCGAGACAGGAATGTCCTGACCCGCAATGATGGACTGCAACTCGATTACCTGTTGTCGCGTTGCCTCAATGGCAATTGCTTCCACCTGATCCTTAGGAAGGATGACGCTGTTGGCGACTGTCACTCCAACCTTCCTGCTCCAGTCAAGTTTGATCAACTCATCCTGATTGATGTTCGGGTTTCCGAAGTAACGCTGAATGAGAGTGTCGAGGATCAAGTTATCTTGAGGAGTTGTGTCCTGAAGCAACTCAGACGCTGGCCCATAAGCCATAAGCAGAATGTCCGACGGAGGTACGTTCTTCTCAATCATCTCCAAGCAAGCGTTTACAGCGTCCTCATCCAGATGCTCAGGAATGTCGAACGGAACGAGGAACGGAGGAAGTTCCATTGAAGACCTCTCAAAGGCGTCCACGATTTCTCGCCGCGCCCACACTGCCGAAGGCTGCACCTGACGCGCCAAGTCCAGCAACCCCTTCAGATCAGCGGCGGCCTTGAGATGCTCTGGGTGACATATTCCGCGCTGCATCCTTTCCACGGCTTGGCAGAACTGCCTCTGGAATCGGGTGAGGATGCCTTCCTTTAGCTGGTTTTCGATTACAGCGACCCGGTTAATCTCTGACGCTGTCTTTGCACTTCCCGAAGTTAATGGAGCAGTAGGCAAGAACGTGCCAACCTGCAACTCCGCTAGGCCGGAAACGAACTGATCCAATCTGAGGAAATCATCAACGTCTGCTGGCAATGCTTGAGGAACTACATCGTATCCTTCAGCCACAAACGCCACCGGGTGATTAACCGCGAGCGGCGCTGCGCCAACCTTTGCATTCGGGGTCTTCCTAAGTAGCAGCAAGCCCTTGATGTAAGAGTTGTCGATGACGAGGTTGCGGGCCTTATCCACGGCAATGTGCGTGTTGTACAGGTCTCGACCTGCCCCACGGGAGGACATTAGTCCGCCGCTGCCAACCTCAATCGAGAACAACGCCAACGTCTCAGACATTGAATTATACCGATCAACCTGCGTGCAAATCTCTTCGCCTGACTTGTCGTCGAACAAGTAGCGGCTGATCTTGCCGTGCGGCTCCTTCACCAGAATCTCTCCAAGCTCGACGTACTTTGCATCGTTCTCGTAGCTCGCGCCGTAACTGCCCTCGCGAATCCAGTCCTCGTACCGACGCGCATCATCGTCTGCGTCCAGCGTCCTTCCAGCAGGGATCGCGTTGTTGATTGACTTGACTAGGTTGTTAATGTGCCAGCCAGCGTTCGCTGAAAGGATTGGCCTCTCCAACACTGGCAACAGTTCAGCGATCTGATACCGACGCTTCCGCGCCCAGATCGGAGTCTGGTTGCTTTGCTGAGGAGTCTCGATGGAGAAGAACGTGTAGTCTTGACGCAGGAACTCAGGCTTCCAATCCCTCAGGTCATCCCAGCAGAGGCCACAGAAACCAAACACTGTATTTTCATGCACCACTTGCGCGACTAAGTCATCGAACCCCTTCCAAGACCTGATGCACTTGGTAATGGACTCGCGGAAAATCTTGGTCTTGTTCTCAGCGTCAATGCTCTCAACCGGGTAAGACGCATACGTTAACGTCTGTGCCTGCTCAATTACCTGCCGGAACGGAGGCTGGATGCGAGAACACATCATGCTCAGGAACCCTGTCGGCCTATTGCTCCGCCAGTTCTGACCCATCGATTCCAACTTCTTTGGCGAGTACGGCGGCTCTAGGTTGAGCTTCTTCTGAATGAGTTGGTTCTTCCGATTGCGCTCTACGTTCTGCTGCTTCAGCCGCCTGTAAGCGGAGTGCGCCTGACGAGCGTCCTTGAATGTACGCCGCACTTGCAACGTATCTGGGTTGACGGTCTCAGTGTTGCCTTGATCTGGATCGACAACGTCTAGGTCAAGGACGCGAGGCTTGTCGTGACCGTCAGCTACCCGGGCGGACTTGTTGCTGTAGTGGTCGGTAATGAACGGAGCCAGTGGCTTTAGGTCAGACATAGGTCAGATGTTAAGCCAGCACCCATCAGGGAGGCCGCTGGCCTTGGTGAACTCGTCCCGGTCGAGGAATATTGCGCTCCTGTTATCGTGACGCTGCGACAGGCATCCTCCCAGCTTTGGGCTGGACTTAGTGTCCCGCCCCTGACGCACGCTGGCGCTCAGGCGCTGTGTCGCTGATATGCATGACAGGCAACCACTCTTCCAGTTGAAGTTTTTCGGGCAGGCCAAGCAAACCTTCGCACGCTGCTCAGCCAACTCGTCAGTGACGTAGTTGTGCCGCTTCTTTGAATGCATCAGGTTCTTCGCCCACGTTTGAATGTCATCCAACAACTCAGACTGGCGCGTAGGCGCATTCACGCTTGTGACCACAACGGAATCCACTCCGTGACAGAAATGGCTCCAATTTCCGCAAATGTAGGACGCAATGTCGCCCTCAACGTCACCAACTGGTAGATGATTCTCCGCCCTGAAACTCTCGACGGTCTTTACGAGGTCTTCGTATGAGTACGCTATTAGCTTGGCATCACCGTCGTAGTAATGCCAACCACCGGGAGGTATCATCCCTATAATAGGTTTCGCCACAGACGGGTCGTAGATTATTTGAATTGGCAAGGCAAGTAATTACGGGACGAAGTCGTGATGGCACTTCGGGCAGATGATGGTCTCCTTGACGGGCTTCTTCTGCTCCTCTGAAGAAATCTCCGGCGGATCGTTCGGCGACCCAATAAGCTCCTCAAGCTGCTCGTCGGAAAAGCCCAATGCAAACGAGCCGTAGCCCTCAGCAAGCAACTCCTCAACCTCAACCGCAAGCATATCCCAATTCCAATGAGCATTCGCACCAAGTTGGTTGTCGATGATGACATAGGCTCTCTTCTGTGACTCAGTCAGGTCTAGAAGCCGAATGCACGGCACCTCTTTCATCTGCAACTTACGAGCCGCCAGAACGCGACCGTGACCAGCGATGATCGTCCCGGCCTCGTCAATCAACACTGGGTTCGTAAACCCAAACTCTCTAAGCGACGAAGCAATCTGCGTGATCTGCTCCGCACTATGCTCGCGTGAATTACGGCAGTACGGAATTAGATCATCCACTCTTAACACTTCAACCTTGAGGTCTCTCATAAAAAAGTGTTGGGCTTTTATGATGTTACCCAACTGGTGATGACACTAACCACCGAAGACACAATCGGCGCATCAATACCAAAGGTTGCGGGAGCGGGAGTCGAACCCGCGATCTCTTCGTTATGAGCGAAGCGACTTAGCCACTTGTCCATCCCGCGATTCAAATCAGGCCGTCCTCCAGACGCGCACGCCGCGCTCAGGAACTCCGGCAATGTCAGCAGTGTCCTCGATGCGCACACAGTAATTCCAACCCGGGTTCTGGCGCTTGTATCGGGACGCTGTTCCGCGAAGGCTCTTCTCAAACTTCCTAGTGACCCAGAAACTCTGACCAACTTCAAGCGCCGCCAGCGGGTACTTGCTCTTTCCTTTGCGAGCGCCGCCTCCACGCTTGCCACTGCTAACAGGGACGCTCACTTCGTTATCAATCACGATCTCCATTTGTATGTTCCTTTCGATGTTTAAGACCTCCCTGCTAATCAGAGAAGTCAACGAACTCCATAGCTGCGTCTACTATACTGTCCACTCTTTTTTCTCGTATTACCTCTTTCTTCGGCTCGTTCATCGTCGCTGTTACCCCTGCGCGTTGCCTCATCAGGAACACAAGCATCGACAGCGAGTCCAGTGCGTCGGGCGACTTTGAGCGCGTCCGCTTGCAGTACTCACCCTTGCTCTCAACCCGCACCAGTCCCTGACCTTGCTGCTTGTACCGACGCGCCGTTGCTTGCCGTACCAGCTCCTCGTTGCGAAACCCGGGACTGATCTTGAGGTATTCAAACTCCAGATACTTCCCCAACCCGAAGATCAACTCAGTCACCACTCCGTTGTATAGCTCGCTTGCCTTCTGACTGTCGTCTCCAAGTATGTGCGTATCTGTGGCTGCCCAACTGTAGTTCACTCCCATTACTTCCTTCCCGAATAATGTGGTGAGCGAGTCGTGGATGCCTGCTCCGTTTCCAGTCCTATCCACGCACAGCCATCCCGGGGCGATTTTCATCTCCTTGCAGAACCGCATGATCTCCTGCGCCTGCTCAATCGTCTGGCGCTTCGCAAACGGAATCTGACTGTCCAACTGTAACACAGTGCGCGGAGTCTTGAACGGGATGAACTTGCCGGACATAGGAGTCCAGCCGTCAGACAGCCCGAATCGTCCGTAGCTGCACAGCACTTGATCGACTCCCTCCAGCGCAAGGTCGAACGCCGCGAGCGGGACGACTGGCCCGACGAAGCGCACCATCCCGATTGCGTTGTCCATCATGCTTGGCGAGATGATCCCCATCGAGACGCCTTCCTCTGGAAACCATCCACGCGCCATCGTCATCGCCTCAGCCGTGCGGCCTCGCGCAAGGTAACTCATAAAGCCGTCGTAGGTCTGGAGGCCGGGAAACACGATGCGGCGCTCCAGTACGTTCTCGCACTTCGCCGCGTCGAGACGCAGGACGTGATAGCCTTCGCGGCTCTCCCACTCATAGTCCTCCTCGCAGTCCACGCTGTTCCAACCGTCCACAGGTTGGCAGCGCTGAGCGAAGTCCGACGTGCGGTCGCGGGGGTTGGACGCGCCGAATACTTTTATGTGACCGCGCAAGCCGGAGTCGGAGGTCGAGAGGATGTTGTTCACGCCTTCCCAGACGCCGACAGGAACCTCCTCAGCCTCGTCGAGGACGACGTGCGTGCGCGAGAGCCGTCCCCACTTGCGATGCGCTGCGCCCGGGCGAGGGGTCGGATGGAAGCCGCGCAGCGTGCCGTGACCACTCTCCCCTCTGGGAATCGCGACGAGGTGTATGCCTTGCTTGCTGTCCGCCGTAGTCTGGATCGAGCTTGCGCGATCCTCCTGATCGGTCACCGGGCGCACCAACGCAGTGCGATGGAATGTCTTGATGTTGGCGAAGATGTTGCGCTCTGCGTGTTCGCGGGTCAGCGAGACGACCTTGATCGCCGTAAAGTTGGGGTCGCGCCACCAGTCGAGGTAGAACCAAGCAGCAGCGCCGAAGCTCTTGCCCATCGCGCCTGCCCCCTGCACCAGTACGCGGTCGTGAGCGAACAGGCATCGCCAAGTGTCGCGGGAGGAGGCTGGTCGCCAGTCGTAGACCTCCGGCCCCCAGAGGAGAGTGGCCGCCGCCTCAAACTGGTCGGCATCGAGAAGGCTCTGCGTCCACTGGCGGACGATCTCCTCAGCGATTGGGATGGTGAGCTGAGTGATCCCGGCGGGCGCTGACTTGAGGACGTGCCTGATGATGTAGTCGGCTGCGTAGAGGATGCCGCGCTCCTCGTCGCGGTCGGCCTCGCGGCGGGCAGCGGTCGCGTGTTGCAGGTACAGCATTGGCGATTTGACGGGCGGCATAGGTGAGTGGGCGGGCGGCTTAGGATCGAGGCTGTGCGGGCATTCTGGTGCGTTCTAGGCACCCTTACGGGCGGCTCTTGCGGCGGCACCCGGGGCTGGTCGGCAATGGGATCGACCGTAGATGGTCGTCTCGCGGACGGCCTCAGGCAGGGCCATCATGTAGCAACGGAGGCGGGCTGCGTACTCCGGCCCCAGCGCCGCTATCAGCTTGCCCACGTCGCCCCCGGCAGCCGCGATTCGCTTGGCATCCTCGTAGAGTGCGTCGGTCATACGAGTCTGAACCCCTCCACAGGGATGGCGACCATAGGCTCCTGATCCTGCCAGTCGCCCCGGTCGCGTCGTCCGCCCATCTCGATGGGGTATGGGCCGTCCACGCGGTGCCAGCGCACGTCAAATCCACCGCTCCATCCGTAGATGAGGATCAGCGGGAGCCCGGTGCGGTGCGAGAGGTTGATGCCATCTGCCAGCTTGGTCGCGCCGATATGGGCGCTGGGGTACTGGCTCGCCGGGGTCGTGCGCACCTTGATCTCCGCCCAGCCGGAGACGACGCCGTCGCGGATGATGGCGCGATCCACGGGATACCGGGGCGGGAGCCGCGCTAGGCGGACGCCGTGCCGCTGCCCGAATACCCGCGCTACGGCATCCTCGCGGTCGCGGTCGGACGAGGTCTCGTACTCCGGCCTCATCTGGCCCTCCCCACTAGACGACGCAGATGCCCCACCAAAACCAGTGCCAGCGCAAGCACCAGAATCGTCGGCAAGTACCACAAGCTGAAGGTCTTCCTCATAGCAACAAAACCATAACATCACACAAGAGTGATCATATAAAACTCAGCCCTCCCGGGGCGCATCTTGCGTAAGTGGCTCATTTCCTGGGTCTTGCTCATCGAGCAAGCCCCCGGCCTCC